CCCCTGTAGTTGAGTCTGACGAAGACGCAATGAACCGTATCCGCGAGCGTTTTGACATCCTGCATGAAATGACCAAGGCCAGTGTCACTGGTGACATCCGTGCTATGATTGTGTCAGGCCCTCCTGGTGTTGGCAAGAGCTTTGGCGTTGAGCAAGAAATTGAAAAAGCTACCATGTTTGATCGCCTTGCAGGCAAACGCCTCCGTGCCGAGGTTGTCAAAGGCAGTGCTACCCCTATTGGCCTGTATCAGACTCTGTACAAATACTCAGATTCCAACTGTGTAATTGTGTTTGATGACTGTGACAGCATCCTGTTGGACGATGTTTCTTTGAACTTGCTGAAAGGTGCTCTTGACTCAGGTAAGAAGCGTACCATTAGCTGGTTGAGTGAGAGCTCTGCTCTGCGCCGTGAAGGTATCCCAGATCGCTTCGAGTTCAAAGGCTCGGTAATTTTTATTACCAACTTGAAATTCGATCAGATGAAGTCGCAAAAACTTCGCGATCACTTGGATGCACTGCAAAGTCGTTGCCACTACTTGGACCTGACCTTGGACACCATGCGTGACAAGCTCCTGCGTATCAAGCAAATTGCCAAAGACGGCGTGCTGTTTCAAGACTACGAGTTTGAAGAGGCTGTGCAAGACGACATTATCTCGTTTATGGACGACAACAAGAATCGTCTGCGTGAAGTGTCGCTCCGTATGGCGCTGAAGATTGCAGACCTGCGCAAGATGAGTGTGCTGAACTGGAAGCGTCTGGCAGAGACCACTTGCATGAAGAGTGCCTAACATGGCTTGGTGGGGGGTCATACTATTAATTTTTGTAGGACACCCCCTCCTAGCAGTATTTTTAGCATTTTTAATTTTGTTTTTTGGATAAGTTTTCCCGGGCATTGGTTGGCTCCGGCCCGGGCTTTACAACAGGTACCCCTAAAAAGGTACCTGTTTTTTTAATGGCTAAATATTTTTCCATGCGCAACCCAATATTTTGTACAGCACCTTTTACTACACTGAGGGTTGAATCAGACTATAAAACAAATCAAATAGGATTCAAGCCAGGATGCGTGTACAAGATTCAAACTAAATCTGAATCGCTGGATGATTTTTTGCACGGAGAAGAAATGTCTACACTCCGTGACAACAAACTCAATGGAATAGAGCCAGTGCCAGGCTGCAACGCTTGTTCAAAAAATGACAAGATAGGTGTTGAAAGTATACGCAAACAACTGTTACAAAAGCCCTGGGCCAGCGACAAACTTGGTATCAAACTACTAGACATATTTTTTAGTAACACATGTAATCTTGGCTGCTACATGTGCGCCGGAACTTACAGCACCTACTTGGCCAATGAAAGAAATAATGCTGGCCTATCAGACACTCCAGTGGTAATAGAAGATAATACCAATTTGGTATTGACCACAATAGATCAATTGCCAGATTTAGAAAGTGTAAGTTTTATTGGTGGTGAATTTTTTATCTTTAAAAAGAATTTAATAATACTTGATAAAATAATACAACGTCAGTTGGGTTGTAGAATTGTAACCAATGCATCTATAATAACACCATCTTCATTGAACCGTCTCAAGCAAATATCTGATCTAGAAGTATCTATCAGCGTAGACGGCGTCAAGGATGCCTACAACTTCATGCGATATCCTGCAACGTGGGAACAATTTTCTACAAATGTAGACACGCTTAAAAAAGAGTTGCCTAACTCAAGCATGTACTTTAGATTCATAATTCAAATATTGAATATTAGCCACGTGTACGAAACACTAGACTGGGCAAGTAAACAACTAATGCCAATACAGGTTAGTTCATTGACAAGTTCGGACTCACAGGGATTAAATTGGTCTATACTCAGAGAGCACGAAAAAGATAAATTGATTGAGTTTCTGCAGACTGAAAAATCAAAGTATCGCATCACAACAAAACAAAATGCAACAATAGACAAATATGCTTTGGGAATACAAAAAAGTATTTTTAATCAAAATCATCGCGACGCTGGCATCAAGTTGATCTCAACACTCACTGCACATCGAAAATTAGATATGTCTATTGTTCGTTCACAACTGGGAGTCCTAACAGAGTTAGCAGATGAAATTGAGCAAGCAAGACTTGCATTTTCTCCCAAGACTGTGTATACTATACAAGATGAAACGATGCATAATACAAATCCGAGATGAAGTAAACGTCAAACTAGAAGGTCTAGATCTTGATGTTCGTAAGGCTTTGGTTAATGCGTTCAAATATGAAAACCCTGCCGCACGTTACATGCCAGCAGTGCGCCTGGGACGCTGGGACGGCAAGGTTGCATATTTTCAACTGGGCGGTAGCAGTTATACAAATCTTTTGCCCGAGATCATTCCCATACTTGAGAAGTTCGATTACGACATTGAACTAGATGATCAAAGAGACTACTCTACCTCTTTTGAGTTTGAACAAGTACGTGAAGACTCATTTGCACATATCAAGTGGCCCAAAGGACACCCTGCTGCAGGTGAGCCTATCATCATGCGAGACTATCAAGTTGAGATTGTAAACAACTTCTTGGCCAACCCACAGTGCCTGCAAGAAGTGGCCACAGGCGCAGGCAAGACCATAATGACAGCGGCCTTATCAAATGCTATAGCACCATATGGTCGCTCGATTGTGATTGTGCCCAACAAGAGTCTTGTGACACAAACAGAAAAAGACTACATCAACATGGAGCAGGATGTGGGTGTATATTTTGGCGATAGAAAAGAGTGGGGCAAACAGCACACAATTTGCACTTGGCAAAGTTTGAATGTGCTGTTGAAGAATACCAAGGCCGGAGTGGGCGACTGCACCATTGGTGAGTTCTTGGAAGGCGTGGTATGTGTTATTGTGGACGAAGTACACATGGCCAAAGCAGACGCTCTCAAAACTCTGTTGACAGGTGTGATGGCTAGAGTGCCAATTCGCTGGGGATTGACAGGAACCATCCCCAAAGAGAAGTTTGAAAGCCAAGCACTGCTGGTAGGGCTTGGCCCTGTGGTGGGTAGGCTCAGTGCCAACGAGCTACAGCAACAAGGTGTGTTGGCCAACTGTCATGTGAACATTGTGCAATTGGTAGACCATGTGGAATACAAAGAGTATCAAAGTGAACTAAAGTACCTGTTGGAAGAGTCGGGACGATTAGATACCATGGCCGAACTCATAAAGAAAGTAAACGAAACAGGCAACACTCTAGTGCTGGTAGACAGAGTGGCTGCTGGCAATGAACTGGTTGCACGCCTGGGAGACAAAGCAGTGTTTGTATCGGGCGCAACCAAAGGAGCAAAGCGGCAAGATGAATATGATCAAGTTGCAGATGCCACTGACAAGATTATTGTGGCCACTTATGGTGTGGCCGCTGTGGGTATCAATATCCCTCGTATTTTTAATCTGGTGCTTATTGAGCCCGGCAAGAGCTTTGTGCGTGTTATACAGAGTATTGGACGAGGCATTAGAAAAGCAGAAGACAAAGATCATGTGCAAATATGGGACATCACCAGCACCTGTAAGTTTGCCAAGCGACATCTAACCAAACGCAAACAGTTCTACCGAGAAGCTAACTATCCGTTCTCAGCAGAGAAACTGGAGTGGATGAAGATAGCATGACACACGGAATTGAAATGAAAAAATTAGTAACCTGCGGCGACAGTTATCTGAGCCTAGATTCGCCACCTGGTGAAATCAAAAGTTTTTTACAACTGTACGCTGAGCATAAAAATTTTCAACACATTAGTCTAGCTCGTGCTGCCGCCACGTGCTTTGCCATACGACTACAAATTGACAACGCTATTGACCGAGGCGCTGATTTTGTAATAGTAGGTTGTACTTCTAGTGATAGAATGGACATAGTGGCACCAACAACTACCCCAAGAATGGACATAGTGGCACCACAGGCCTCCCCTACACACGGCTGGCTTAAACTAAACAATATCTTGTACACAGGATATCGTAGCGTGAGTGAATTTAACATCAAATATAAAAACCCACTAGTTGTGAGTGATGTGATAGAAAATTTACTGAATAAAAAACACGAAAACATGTTGAGTGATCAACAACGCACAGCAATCAAAAACTATGTGGCAGATTTACACGACAACAATTTAAAGCGCCAAGAAAATTATTTTGTCATATCCGACGGATTGCGTAAACTTCAATATCATCAAATACCTTTTGTGTACATACCACATGGGCTGGGTGGCCTGGATTGGTCCTGGGTACAAAAAGTATGGCCATCGGATCGTCTTCCTTGCCAGATGCCAAATGGCGCTTTTGATTGGGACCGTAGTGTCACACACAACGACCAAGCGGCCCATGATGGATTTTTAAATACGCTTCTAGAGCTTACTGAGGATTGGTGTTGAAAAAAGAATTTGACATAATAGTATGCGGCGATAGCTTTAGTTCAGCAACCAAAAACGGCAACCCGCGTACCAACACAAGAGATCATTACAGTCAAATATTGCAAGACCAATATGGCTATTCGGTGCTGTGCCTGGCCAGAAGCTCCATGACCAATCTTGGCATTGCTTGGCAAATGCGGCAGGCAATTGAAACTGGGTGTAAATTTTTATTGTATCACAACACCTGGAGCTACCGATTAAACTTGTTGATCAATGACAATTTTCAAGTTGAAAAAGGCTTGAAAAATTTCATATACCCATTCAAGGATGATGAAAGTTCGTACACCGCTTATGTTGGGCACAACCCCAGTTGCACATCTTCCAACGGAGTACAGACTCCTGACAACGATGCACCTATACTGAGCACAGTACCACAAGGACTTGAAAACAATCCCACTTTGATACTCACCAAAGACCAACACAAAGCCATTGAATACCATTTCAAATATTTTTTCAACGAAGCACTGTATCAAGAAGTTGACTCATGGATTCTGGCACACTGGCATCACCAAGCAGAAAAAGCAGGAATAGTTCCTATAAATATGAAACAGTCACTGGGTCGCCCTATGTTTGAATATCAAATGAAGGGCAAGATGGTGGGTGACACCTATATCATGCACCCAGATCATGATGACGACCGCCCTTTTCACACAGATCAAGCTACCCAACAAAAAGTAGCAGACGCGGTGCATGTGGAAATACAAAAACTATCAAATGCTTGACATTGTGTGACAAATACTATATTATAACAACATGCGAATATTAACACTAGACAACACCTACTATGATTTGAATCACTTGCCGGAGGAAGTGGATGACATGCGTTTTGCCATACTTGACAATTCCAATCCAGCAGACCCAGACTATCATTTTATTCCGCTGATCTTTTTAGAGAGTTTTAATGCACCTGCCTTGGTATTGCGCATCGGGACTCAAACAATCAAAATGCCCATGGACTGGCAGATCCTGATTGGCGAACCCGACGTCGGCGACCTAGAAGTGCTACCATTAACCTCGATCAATGATAGAGGTTTCAAGGTATTCCAATTCAATCCCCTGAGCAGTTACCGGCCTAGTTTCCCGGATATAGAAATATTAGATGTGTATCACGAAGTCAACTGGTACGCACCCAAACTCAAGAACGGTCAAATGCTGGCCGTGCCCCTAAACGATGATGCAGAACCTGACTGTGTGTACTTTGTGAAAGACGTCAGTCGTAACTGTGAAATTGTCAACTACAATCTGGCCTGGTAATGAAACTCAAATATAATCATCATGACATCGGCGGCGAAGTTGTCAAAGACAACGAAACTTATCTGCTGAAAGACAACCGTACACTGAACAACCTTGTGTTGTCAAGTACCAAACTGTATCGCGGCAAGGCCACTCGCGGACACAGTCATCCTGGACAAGAAGAAGTTTACTTTTTTATACAAGGCACAGGCATGATGATTGTGGGCGAAGAAAAATTTAGAGTCAGTACCGGTGATGTAATTCTCATACCCGACGGAGCATTCCATCAAGTGATCAACGACGGCGAAATGCATTTGATATTCAACTGTGTGTTTGACGGAAAGCGCAATCACTAATGGGCACACTCAAGCCAGATGCTACCTACATTTACGAACGTTCTGACGGTATTGTGTATGCTCGTGAAGCCGGCGCTGACCCCAGCACACGTCAGGTGGTAGGATACGAATCTGGCATGGAATACGATCCCATCAACGGACACAAAATAGACTACGATTCAAGAACTTCAGATGGTAGACCCCTGCGCGATCATATTATGGAAAACAAGATGTGGGGCGAGATCCGACGTGCTGCTCCGACCAATCCCACTTTGCAAGATGCACTAGATCGTGTTATAATGATCTACAAACTGAGTAAGACCAATGAGCGATAAACTAAACATTGCCAACGAAATGCGACAGTTTGATCGCAAGAACAGATCATTCTACGACGAACTTACCGCAGAAGAAAAGAAAAAGTTTTCAAACTATCTCATGATACGCTGGGGCAGTTCAGTAGAGGGCTCACGTGAACTACAAGAATTTTATGTTATCAGTTGCAATGAGCGACTGAACAAACATTTCTTTGATGTAAGCAAACATCCCAAACTACACTGGCTCATGGCCACATCAGTAAGTCCAGACCTGGGCACACCAAGACATCCGTGGATTGCACCCAAGAAAAAGGAAGCAGGACTCAGTGCCAAACGCAAAGCCCTGATGGCCATCTACCCCACATACAAAGATGATGAGATTGATGTCATGTGCGAAATCACTACCCAGAAAGAAATTGACGAATACAATCGTCGTGCTGGCCAGGACAAAAAATGAATCTAGTGGTCAACGGTTGCAGTTACATGGAATCGTATGCTGTGGGGCAAGGACATGTAGAGTTGGCTCAGCAGTTGGGACTAGACAATCCCGTTAGTCTTGCCATAGGTGGTAGCGCAAACAGTCGCATACTGAGAACCACACTCAAGCACAGCTACACAGCACCGCCAACATTGTATGTGTTGGGCATGACGTTTCTGTCAAGACTAGAGATACCCATATGTGAACAACTGAATGATTTTGAAGGACGTTGGGTCAATCCGCAAAATCAAGAGTTCCAATATCGTTGGCAGTTGGGATGGACACAAGCAGACTCAGATCAATTTGTAGAAATCAAACTCAAAAGCGAAGTGTTTAGTATCTTAGATCGCATAGAAGATTTGATGTATCGCATGCTGAGCACCATCGCCGATTTGCAAAGTCGTGGACATAAGGTGCTGATGTTTCAGCAAGCAGACAACCTATACTTAGATTTCTTATCGGAACCCAGGCTAACATTGTTTGATCAACCCGAAATCGTGGGCAAGTTTGGCTGGCGTGCTACTGCCTGGCAAGCCAAACAAGGTGTTCAACCCAAAGACTACGGACCTGGTGCACCTTATGTTCCGCCTGACATGACACATGCGGCAATTGGGCATCACCAAATGCTAAACGAATATTTGACAAACTACATTCAAGAGCGTAAACTGTTAGCATGAGTTTTGTATGCGATTATTGCAAGAAAACGTTTTCTAGAGAAACGTCAATAGCCGTTCACATGTGTGAACCCAAACGTCGACAACTTGCCCGAGACGAAGCAGGGGTACGTATGGGATTCCAGGCCTACATCAAGTTCTACGAAACCATGCAAGGATCGGCCAAGAACAAAACACACGATGACTTTTGTGAATCACCGTACTACCGAGCATTTGTCAAGTTTGGAAACTATTGTGTAAACACACATGTGGTTGCGCCCGCACGTTTCATGACCTGGTTGCTGAAAGCACAAAAGAAAATTGACAATTGGTGCAGTGACAAAGTCTATACTGAATACTTGATTGAATACTTGCGTGTGGAAGCAGTAGACGATGCCTTGGCTCGAGCAATAGAACACAGCATACGTTGGGCAGAAGAAACCGGCAATCCTGCACATGACTGGATGCGTTATGGCAACACCAACGCATTGTGTTATGCTGTCACAGCAGGACGTATAAGTCCCTGGGTTATTTACAATTCAGAGTCAGGACAAAAGTTTCTAAGTGAACTGAGCACAGAACAAGTGGCCATGGTCTGGCCCTACATTGACTCAGACGCTTGGCAAAAGAAGTTCTCAAACTACCCAGCAGATCAAGAATACGTGAAAGACATTTTAACAAAAGCAGGATGGTAACATGATTAAGAATATAACACCAGGAACAGGTATAACCATTAATGGCGGCCATGCCAACTGGCCTAGTTTTTACAATTCACCTTCTGGCAATTCTTTGGTAGGGCAAATGCGCTACAACGGAAGCAATCAATGCATAGAAGTTTATGATGGTAACAGTTGGTTAATGATGGGAAATTCGTATCCCACTATTGAACTTGCACCACATGTTCAAGCAGTGATCGCCTGGGCGCAGATCAAGATGGCCGAAGAAGAAAAAATTAAAGCACTTGCTGCCAAGCACCCAACAGTGGCAGATGCTTTATTGGCCAGGGACCGAGCAGAAGATGCTGTTAAAGTTGCAGCCGCATTGTGTGCAGTATGAGCGCAGATATTGACATTGACTTTGCCAACAGAGATGATGCGCTGAAATTAATTCAGCATGTTCCTGCACGACAAAGCAATGGTAAGAAGCACAACTCGGGTATCTATGTAACAGACATTCCTCAGGATCCCGTTAATCGTTGCGCCGCAATAGATTACGAAGAAGCAGAGCAACGTGGCTATTTCAAACTAGACTTTTTGAACATGAGTGTGTATCAGTTGATCCGTGATCCTGCACATTATGAGCAAATGCTCACAGCCAGCCCACCTTGGGAACGACTGTGGACTGATGGACCTTGGGCCTCTCAGCTGGTACACGTGGGTAATTATACAGATCTGCTACGAGTAATGAAACCAGATTCGATACCCAGGATGGCTGCTTTTATATCTATTATTCGTCCGGGCAAGGCACACTTACAAACCCGCCCCTGGCCAGAAGTATTTGCTAGTGTATGGGATGGGGACGAATCAAAGGGCTACACATTTAAGAAAAGCCACGCAGTTTCCTACGCGGCCCTGGTAACGCTACACATGAACTTGCTCAATCAATCCGCCGCACCAGTGTAATCGACTTGCGCTTGCCTTTTTTGCGCACTATGTCCAGTAAACTACAAGTTGGGCCGTGTAGTATTTCCAAGTCTTTGTTGACAAAGGTGCGAAGAGTAGGGCGGAATTGTTCCCAATCTCTGCGTAGGAATATGTTTATAGGAATGCTACGATTACTTTCCCACCACCAGGTGCTGGCAAGTTCTAAAAATAGAACTTTATCTTCCTGTGTTTGTACTGCGCCAAAG